TGTTCTTCCATATTTTCTTGCTCAGTTGTATGTTCCATACTATATTTATCCATCCTTAATTACTGCCCCTTAAGAAACTTAGCTGGCACCGTGTTTGTGTTCTGTAGAGCTTTTCCGTTAGTTACTGTACTACCGTCGTCTATTAGAGAGTTCTCATACCATGATTGACTGTAACTATGATTTAAGTATGTTGTTACAGAATAATCATATACCGTTGCTGTTACGAGGTGACTAGTAGCTGACGTTCCAGCAGTTCCTCTGCGGAGCCCACTAATAGTATTATTAGTTACGTCTCTAGTTCTGTATGTAATTCGCTCACCGTCGACTATTAATATGCCAAATATATTGTTAGTTAAATCAGGTGCACTTAGTTTACTTGCATCTAACACAGTTATTATATCTGCATCTGCTGTTAATGCCTGCGTTAACGTAGTAATATGTGATTTATTAATATTGTATATTGCATTAGTATCTCTCATATCTTTAAATACTGCAAAGTCTAACCTATCTGGCACAACATTTTCACTTTGCATACGTACCGCTACCACATCTAGTTCTGAGATTGCAGAACTTAAGAATTCAATTGAAGTGTCTGAATTTTGATTTAATTTCCAGTCACGGCCATAATATTTTCTATATCCGTTTACGGTAACTCGTAATCTATCTGGTCTGGTAATAACTCTGGCTAGATCGTATATACTTAGATCAACTGTTGATCCAACAGTTTCATCAAATGTTGTTTCATCATAGGTATCACTGTCATATCCAATAACAGTTTCAACACCCGTTGATGTTGGTCCTCTGAATACTCTATAGATTAAATCTAATTCACTAGTATTATTATCAGACGTTATAACTACTCTAGATCCTATAACTGGTGCGATTCTAAATACAATTTTGTTGTCAATACTATGTGCTTCTCCACTGAAATCTATTTTATAGTCAGCGGATGTTCCAACAAACACTGTAACTGTTGCACCTACTGCTGGAGCATCTGTCATTGCTACATATCGTATTGAACTTTCATCTATTGCAGATATTGTATAGTCTTCGTATAATTTAAGTTGTATGGAATCTACAAACACCTGCACCTCATTATCTGCAATCAAACTCTGGAATATATTTTCTGCTGTTTTCCAATTATTTAGAGCTAGATAGTATGGGCCTGCACTTGAACCGTCGCTGGTAAATTGTAATGCTTCTGGCGGTGTTAATTGTTTACCATCAACTTCAACTATTGCTGTGTATGGATTAAACTTCTGGAAGTCCTGTGTTAGGCTATATGTAGTTGCTCCTGTTGCATCAAAGTATTGTGAACTTGGATGACTTGATGTGTGCTCTAAAGATTCATCATGTGTTACATACCCTGGAACTGATGATGCATCACCTTCATAACCTAAAATAGCAACATGTAAGTAATCTCCTGGAACTAACGGGGCAGTTCCTGAATATTTAACTGTGCTAAGTCCGCCGGTTCCAAATGTAATTCTTGTTGTGTGCTCGTCGATCTCTGAGAATGTGTAATTTGTAATTCTTGATCCATTAACTTTAATCATTGCTTCATAAATTTGTTCAAAGTTAACTGGTATATCAATATACACAGCAGTTGTTGCATCTACATAATGATCAGTTATTGAATAGTTGTCAACCCATAATTGATTGCCACCACCAATTCCGTAACTTTCTACTCTTAATATGTCACCTGTTGATATATTAGTTCCAGTAAATGTTAATGTTTTAGTTAACCAGTTAATAGTATAATCAACTGCTCCGACAGCAGGTGATACATATTCAAACCTTAATGTTAAACCAGTAGTAATATTGTATGCTCTAACAGCAAACGGATTTGTTGTTAATGCACTAAAGTTAACTACTCTTTTTTCTGCTGTTCCATCATAAAGCCAATTCTTACTGCTGAATGGTGCTGAATGTCCGTCATTGTCATAGTCTGCTCCAGGACGGGTGAACACTTTCATGTTTAATGTGTCAAATACTGATCCTGGAATAAGCTCTTGAGGTGAATGACTTGAATATGTGTCTATGTAAGCACCACCGGATACATTAATATCACTCGCTAATGTTCCTAGATATGTGTCAGTGTAATCTCCTGGTTCGTATTTTGTGTCTAGCAATGATTCTGAATATGTCACTTCTCCCTCAGGACCATAGTCTAGGTTATCCCAGGGATTAACATCAAAGTTGCCAACATCATACCCTGTGTTTTGTGAATATAATGGTCCATTGACCTGAACACCAGGATAGTCAGTACCTGAAATCAATAATCCTAAATCTAGGCCGGGCTCATTAACAGCTGGAACATATAGTCCCATGGTTCTGTTCACACCACTTAGTGTACTAGCATCTACTAGAGTAAAGTCATCTGGATCAAACAATGTTTGCGTAACTGTTAGTGAACTATCATCTGCGTTATTTGTTTCATAAACTTTATTATTGTGTCTCACAAGATCGCCTGGCTGGAAAACAGTACTTGCTGTCCAATCTACAATTTCAGTTGCGTATTCATATCTATCATATTTCATAGTAGTTTTGTAAGATCTAACAGTACCTGGGCTAGTTATTGCTATTGCCGTTGCACCTGTTCCACTACCGCCGCTAAGTGTCAGGGTCGGTGTTGTTGTGTAATTAGAACCTGCTGTAACAACTTCGACACTAGTAACTACACCTGCTGTGTTTACTATTGCTTTAAATGTTGCCGCTGTTGTTGCACTACCTGATACTGTTACTGTTGGTGCTGTTGTGTATCCGCTACCACCTTTAACTACACTAACTGAATCAATTGATAATGTGTGATTTGCATTCCATTGATTGTACGGATATGTAGACCATATAGCATCGTCGCTGGCGTAACTGCCCGATAGTCCATCAGTTGATAATTTAGGGGTTACAAAGCGTCCTAGTGTGTTGTTATATTGGCTTGGTAGATCAAAGTCGGTTGTGTCACCTTGGAATAAATCCTCACCTTGGTATTTTAAATTAAATTCTTTTACTTGCACATGGTACGGTTTAACTTCATTGATATATTTCTCAACAAACTCTTGATTATCAACTTGATAGATATCATATTCCTGCAAGTCTCGTAGAGTATGTTCAACATCAACCAATGATGTTTTCACTAACCAATTAACACTAGATTGTTCACTCTTAATATATTCAAACATTAGAGTAATTAATCTTATTCTTTCTATTGCTAACTCATTGATTAACAATTCGTCATTAACTGCTTTAATGATTTGTCTAGTTTCAGTTACTGGTTCAGCATCAAAATATTGTGTATCAAACACCTCAACATCAAACCCAATTCTACCAACAGTGTAATCATACAATGATGTTGATATTGCTATAGTTCCGTCTTGTAAGCTGATACGTGTCCAGCCTGTTGCTGTTTTAACATACTGCTCGTGCTTACCGTCACTGTTAGCAGTTACTTGAACAATGTCGCCTGTTGCTGTTGTTGCTTCAATTGTAGATAGTCTAGAGTATGTACTAACTTCATTCACTGGTTTATCTAGTGCTGAATATCCAGTAGCAAACCAATCTATGTATGCCCAATGGTTTGTTGTTTTATAATTTTGTACTCTTGTCAATAATAAACTATCGTCTGCTTGAACTTCATATATGGTCCATAGATTATTGTGTGGGCTGTCATTGGCAACTAGATACTTGTAACCAGTTGCTACTAATATTAGATTTTGATATGTTAGTTCGTCGTATGTTAGTAAACGTTTGTTCCATGCACCTGAGCTAGCTACTGGTTCACTCTCTTGACTGTTTAATAAAGTAAAACTTCGCATTTCGCTTATTGGGTGCTGAGTAAATATTCTATTAGCTCTCATAACATAGTTTTTTAACGCCATGTATCTGTCTTTGAACATAGTCTGCCTAGGTCTATATTCTATACCATATGCTTCAGCTTCATTTAACAATGGATCTGGAACTTTAAAGCCAATACTATCTGTACCTGTGAAACTGTCTAGTAGTTTCCTGTATAAACTTGCACTTAAGAATTCTGTCGGGTCTTCAGCTTTAATTAATTCATATTCAACGTGGACATTGTTATCTGTTGATTTCTTGTCAAATTCAACATGTAGTACTCTATCTGTAGCAACAAGATACTCTTTAGTATTGTACAGTGCAAACGATCCAGATGCAATTGGTGCCATATAAGCAATACCACTAGATGTAGGATCTAATATGTATTGACTCATAGTACTAACACTCAGTGTTTTGTTATATTCTTGTGCTACTGCTGTTATACCTTTAACCCAGAAGTAATAGACAGTTTCAATATTTCCACTAGATACAACACGAGTTTGTGTACTGTAACTAGTTGTGCTGTATGTTATTCCTTGACCAGTGTATGTCAATGGAGGGTGTGAGCTTTCTACCCATTGGTAGATATCAACAGTTGATCCTGTAAATAATTGTGCCCAGGATTTACCTCTATAATCAACATCACCCTGATAATGATTAATGAATCTAGCATTGGTTGTGTCCCACCATACTTGTCCAACATATTCATTGTTCCATGTCATTCCATTATTGTTTATAGTTCCGATATTATAACTTGCAGGGTCTTCAGCACTAATAACATCTAGATTTTGTTTTACTGCTCCTAGTATCTTACCCTGAATTGGATCAACAAAGTCTAGTTCTACTTTAACTTTTTTATCGTTCTTATCATATATAAATGATGAATTTAGTAAGCTAACATCAACTACTTTTTCTTCTTTTCTAATTACTTTCCATGCAGATTGTCTTGTAGCATTATTCCATGACACTATTCTGCCAATGACATTGCTAGATATGTTTAGATGACCTGGACTAGTAATCAATAGTTTCCCTGAGGTGTAATCAACTGCTTGACCAAATTTTGCTAACGGAACAACATTGTTGTCAACTACTTGTTGACCAAACACTAGTTTTCCTGGAGTTGCAATACTATCATTAGCAGATGATAGATAATCAAAGGTATATACAACGCCACTTTGTGATTGTACATCTCTAATTTCAGTATGGTCACTGTCTAATGTTGTTAATCCATTGTCAAGTGTTACTTCTAAATTACTTGCACCATTTGGTGAGCCAACTACTAGAGTTAGTGCATCGCTTGATATTGATATTGATTGACCAAAGTTAGTATATTCTTTCGGATAAGGATTTGTTATTGTTTGCGTTACAGCAAAGATATCTAATCCTAAATCAGTCAACGGAGTAGCACCAGTACTTGCAGGTAATACATATAATTTGTTTGCAACTTCTCCAGCGTCAACATTTATTAATGATATAGTAAGTTTGTTATCTGTTGCTGTAGCAACTACATTTGGAATATCAGCATTGTTAATATCTATAACTACCTGAGCCAATGTTGTACTAGTAAAGGTTACAAGATAGTTATTAATTCTTATTTTGTGTCCAGATGTTACTGCTGGTGTAGATACAGTACCTGTAATAGTTCCGTAAAGTCTACTTTGGTTAACAGCTCTAGTTACTGATCCACCTTCTGGAAATTCTTGATTGCTTGCAGGCGCACTAGCATACACTGAACAATTTGTTGGGCATATCGTTACGGTATCACCAAATAATGCACCTTGATTAGCATTTGTCATTTCTATTGTGTTAACTAGTTGAATGTTATTTGTTTCAACATCAACAAAGTCACCTAATGCTGGTGCTGTTGCTAAAGTAGCTGTCTTAGTAGTAAAAGTATATGTGCCGCCTATGTATCTAGTACTGTTTGTTTGATAAACACCATTGACATATACTTCAGCCCTTCCTTGTGGTGTTTGATCTACTGTAAATGTTTTGTTTGTTGCTGTTGTTTGTTGGAAACGTTGGACGTCTCTATCATAAATGTATACTTTACCAACATTAACAATCCCACCAGACGTAGCTAATGGAGCTCCAATAATAATTTGTCTACCATCAGATGTTGTTGCAACTGAATCTCCAAATCTGTCGCCTAGTGTTCCGGCTATAGTTGTAACATGTTCGTAGTAGTCTGAGGATCTAACCTGAATGTTAGCACCGTCATCTGGTGCTGTTGCAAACCTAAATGTCGATTGCAATGAACTACCATCACTCTCAGAATAAGGACCTGAGTAATCTAATTCTTGACGTTGTAATATATCGTCAACAAATACCTGTATTGAATATGCTCCGTCTATTGTGTATAATTTTGGAGTAACTCCATTGTACAAGTCAAACTCTAGTGTTGACCCGTCACCTGTGAATGTTAATGTTTCATTTCTAGTAATTATTATTGATTGGCCAGCAGTAGGTGCTGTGTCTAGAGTTATTTCAGCACCTGAAAATGTGTAACCATCATCAGCTATTATTGAATTTCCTACAACAACTGTAATTTGATCTTTAGCATTGCCTGCTGAAATAATGTAGCTAGATATATTATATCCTTTAGTACTACCGTCTCCCGTAAATGTTGCTCTTTGTAATTGTCTGTCAACCCGTTGATAACCATACACTCTACTCTTGCCAGGTGTTCCAACATATATCCATCTTCCATCATCACTGATTGCAACTGAATCACCAAACCGTCCAAGGCTTGTTGGATTGCCGTCCGGTGTTAATAACAGTTGATGTTCAATCAACGAAGTGTTATTTGCTTGTTTCGTAACAACTGCATATCCTTGTCCACTATTAGAAGTACTTGCACCTGCTACTGCATATATTTCGTTAGCAAACGCAACGTCATTTCCATAACCAGTTACTTCAGGAGTACCAGCTAGTGTAAGTAATGAGTTTTCAGCCAAGACATTGTCGGCTGTTTTAACATATGTATATACTGCACCTCGACCTGCACTGTGAAGATCGTCGCCAACTAATGCAGTTAAATTATTTAAATTCTGTGTAACACTAGCACCAAAGTTTGTGTTAGTCACTGGTGTAAAAGTAGTTAAATTTGACTCTGCTGTAAATGGCGTTGTTTTTTCTAAAACTGTCCAGAGATCTTTTCCGTTATTGTCTACCCATACTCTATTACCAGTGCTGAGTAAGTTAGCAAATGGTAGCCCAAGCACATCACTTGGCTGGGTAACTCTAATTGAATTAAGTTTAAATAACACACCACTGCTTGTTATTGTACTAACGTCTGTGGGTAGTGTTAGGTTAACTGTAATCTTATCTATAGCAGGTACTGTCTTAACTCGATAAGCAAAGTCTACATTAGCACTAAAGTATTTGATTACAATCAAATCATTTTTGGCTAGCAGATGTGGTGCATTAAACGTAACTGTTGATGTTCCGTCTAGGTTATCTGTTGCTGTTGTTACCTTTTGATCTAATGCACTAACTCTATATACGTTCCAGGTATGTGTATTATCTTTAGCTACCCAAATTGTAGTACCTTCAGCTATTGACTCAAAGTAAGGAGTCAATGCACCTAAATCATCTAGATCAAATGCTTGAATCTTAATATCATTGATATTAACATAGCCAGCTGTTGGCAAACTTAATTCGTTAGTGGCACTAGAGTAAATTGTAGATAGTGGCCCACCGTTGTTGAGGTTAACCTTATAGCTCTGTCTGTAGATATCATTAAGTTGAACTGATTGATCAGCTGTTGATGTAGCACCATTGTTTATTAATGCAACTGTACTTGGGTTGCCAGATAATAAACTTTCATCTAATTGGAATTCAATATAACTTCTATTTGCATTACTACCGTAAGCACCTTGCTTAACTGCCCAATTCTCAAAAACACTATAATCTGTTAATTCTTTTTCTAACTTAGCTGATTTAAATAAATCAACAGCACGCTTTGTTCCTTTATTACTGATAAAGTTTTCATAAACATTAACCTGACTGATATCATCTAAGTTCATGTTATTTAAATAGTCACGTTTATTAAATCCAATAAGTCCAAAGCCTAATTGATCTGCATCAGTTTCTAGATTAGCAACGTTACTGTCGTAGTAATTTCTAATTTGATCACTCTTAAGACTAAGATTAGGTAGTAGGCCTTTTTTAATTTCGTTGTATTCTGTTTCTAACCATAGACTGTAATTAAACGTAGTGCTAGGTGGAACATGACTAGAGGCCGAATAGTATTGATTTTTATAAAGGATAATATCACCCTTAGAATACGATTTTGTTCCAGTCCACTCAACGACGTTATCTATGTTAAACACAAAACCTTGTGCTTCAACTTGTCCAGTCCAGTCGCCTGTATTATATCCATTTATCTTAAGACGGTGTTGTCTTGTTCCTGTTGCTGGATCATAAATTAAATCATTGAATATTGACACATTATCAAATACTAATACGTGTTCATAACTTGTGAACTTAGTATTAATATATGCAATAGCATTTTCATTTGTTGTCTGTACTTCAAACACATTGTCGGTTCTATTAAATATCAATGATTCATTAGTGATACCTTTAAGGTTTTGATTTAATATAAAGTCGTCTGCACCTTGTCCTAGGATCGGAGCTACTACTGCTTGTTCTTTTTTAATATATAATTTATTAGCATTTGGGTTCAGATTAATGATACTACCATTTCTCCAACCTTGCTGACTCCAGTAAAGAGCCTCACGAATCATTTGATACCAATCTAATATATAATTATTTTCTTTGACTTCAAACACATATCCCTTAGATTCTAACCAACGACCATAACTTAATAAGAAGTCACTTAGTGTGCTGGTATTAGTAAACACATAGCCATATGGTATTTTTACTTCAGTGTCTGTAAAGTCAGATGACACTCTTACATCTTTTGCTCCAACTTTAATAGTTTTAAAGTTACCGTTTGGTATACTAGTGAATATAGTAAAATAAGGTTGTAATTTACTGTTACCGTAAACTGCATATCCGTCTACTGTTTTCTGTATAATAACTGAACTGTATTCAACTTGATCAAATACTTCATTGTTATACAAGAATATTTCAAAACTCTCATCTGGCAACAGCAATGATGTGTTGTTTGAATTAGGAGATGTTTTTTCTGTAAAGATTTTTAAGAATTCTTTATCAGAGAATCCAGCTAGCCTATAAGTTAATTGTATTTTAATACTTGTTAATAGTTCTGCAATCTCTGTGCTAGTTGAAATACCTTGCTTACGAGCAAAGTCAACTGACCAATTGATATATGAATGTTTAGGATTATCTTTTCCGTATACACTAATCTCACTTGATTTAATTCTTGTTCTACCATTATAAAGGTGTTGCCCAAGTACAGTATCATATTTGTATAAATCTCTATCAGCATTAAGAGCAAAAAACTCTGCTGGTTTAGTTAATGCTAACAATCGCATAACAGCAAATGGATATGCACTAGATCGTTTCCACGCTGACTCTACTGGACCTTGGTCTCCAAGTACCCAAGACTTTCTAAGGCTAAGATTGTCATAGTTTCTAACCATAACATCAAATGGTGTTTTAATTGCTCCTTCATCTGTAACAGGAATAACTTTAGTTAGATTGGTTCTTATAAATTTAGTATCCACAGTGTATATGTCAACACCGTCCCATATACGTCCAGCGGCTAAGTCGTCCCAAAGAACAGTGTTACCTGATGTATAAGGTGCAGGACCATACTTAGTTGTCCACCAATTTGGTTGTTCAGAGAAGCCTATCATTTCCCATGGTCTTAGATGTGGAAGGTCTGTATCATAATAGTTGTTAAATACACCTCTCCAGTGACCTAATAATAGTTCACCGTCTAATGTATCATCTGCTTTCGAATAGTTCCAGGTACGTTTGTCATCTGGATCATAGTCTTGTGTTTTATAATCTAATCTATTCCAGCTTACCCAAGTTAAGAAACTAGTTCCTAGTATTTCTGTGATTTCTTTTTCAGTATAATCAGTTGTTCTGAACTTTCCTGGAATAACATCTTCAGCACATAACGGAATGTCACCTGACCATTTAATATTATTGTAAATACGTCTTTCAAACTCTAATAGAATATTGTCTCTATCATCATCCCACGCTAATATTTTTGATCCATCGTGTCCTAAAATTACATTTGTTGTAGTAACATAACTATCGTCTGAGTATATTTCAGGTTTATATTTTTTATATAATCCTAACTTAGTAGGTGTACTCGGTACATAACTTCCGTAAGTTGTGGTGTATTCTCTAATTTTAACAACGTCACCTGCTACTAGTGTCGGCAATCCAGTAGACACAGCGTGTATTGTTAAACGTGCGGCATCAGTTGCTACAGAATAATCAATATCTTTTGTTAATTGTATATCATTTTTATAAACTAACAGACCTTTGTAATTTGCCTTAGTAAAATCATAAATTGATAATAAGTCAAAGAATTCATCGTCTACTGCTGTGATAGTGTAACTTGTTTCTGTATACACGTCACCACTAGGAATAGTATCACTCCAATAAAACGGCTGTGTTGTTTCTTTGCTGGCATTAACATATTTTAATGCTTTATCTAATTTTTGTGCAGTTGTTCCTAAGAAATCATTCTTTACAACAGCATCAATTAATTTATTTTTATATTTTTCATATTCTGTGCCTGAATAAGCTAGTGCATCAAAGAAATTAACGTTTGACTCTCTGACAAATGTCGTGGCTAACTCTATTGGCGAGCCTTGTTGAACTATTTTATTACCATAAGGAACAACATCGCCTAAGTCTCTGACATTATTAATGCCTAACACTGCACCAGTCAATGTTGGAATGTTTTGTGCTAGGTCAACATAATGATTTCTCACTGTGCCTAACGTAACTGTAGTAAATTTACTATTAGGTGAATTATTAGCTAGGTTGTCTGGTATCTGATAAAAACCAACTTTACTAACTGTGTCACTGATAATACGTACTTCAACACTTGCATCAGTTGCTGGTACATAACCAGTTGCAAATGTTATTGTTGTCTGTTCTGTAGTAGTTGCATATGTATATTTGTCTGCTCTGTAAAACTCATTATTAACAAATACAATAACTGCATTGTCTGTTAATGTCTTTGCTGGAATATCACATATTAATGGTACTCCTGCATACGTAAATGATAATATCTGAGACTGTATTGATTTGTTAAGATGTTTTTTCCAACCTAGCTCTTTTGCAAACGTAGTCCTATTTGAATAGTTATGAGCGAATCCTATGCTAACATTCGAAGTAGTACTAACTGATTTAGATGTGTAAACAAAAGTGTCACTTTCTAAATCATTATCAAATACAATGTCACCTACATTGTTAATACTTAGATATTTTAATTTCTGATTTAACACTGTGTCTACTGCACCGGTTCCGTCAGCATATGAAAATAACTTAGTACCTACAAAGTTTGTACTTGGGTATGCTGTTTGATTACCTAGACTATTACCTGTCTTGTCGAACATATCAAATAAAGGTGCTTGGTTAACTTTTGTTTTTTGTTGTGTTTCTCCCCAAACAGAACCAGTGTATCTATAACTCTTGCCCTGGAGTGTTGACCCACTAAGCACATATATATTATTGTCTGTGGATATGGTGCCATCTGTAGCTACAGTTAAATTAATTATTTTATCAGTGGCACTGGTGCCATCTTGGTCTATTAATGCAACTTCATAAATTTTATTTCTAACTTCTGGATCTGTGTCGTTAGCAAATATAATTCTTGCACCATCTACTAGGCTATATCCATCTAGACTATATCCTACTTTACCATTAACGTTAGTAAGGGCATCAGTCTGGGAAAGATCAATTATATTAACAGGAGCCTTGCCTTCAGTTCCAAAATCAAACAGACGTAATCCTGCTTTAAATTCTAATATAGGTCGTTTAGCTCTTAGTGTTTGATCTAAGTTTGCTATGGTGTTATTATATGTTGCTGTTTTGTTAATAACATCAACGTGAGTCCATCGATTAGTTCTAGTCCACGGATTAAGATCTTTACTAGCTTTATTAATAGTAAAGTAATCTTGACTCTTAGGTGCGTTCAAACTTGAATCATATGGTCCACTATCAAACGCAGTAGTATCGAATGGTAACGTCTCGTCATCCAAGAAAGTCTCAGGTGTTCGAAAGACTGATTCAGATAATAATTCAATTGCAGTACCTACACCTTCAATGTAATATATTTTATTCTGATAACTTGACGATAGTGTCCTGCCCCGGAACTGTACTTTTAATCCGTTAGTAAATGTAACGCCGTTCGGTGAGGTGTAATTTACTTTACCTATAATATCATCTGTAACATCTAATAGAGTTGAATCTTCTTCGTCTACTACTTTAATAACTCCGAACTTAGTTGCGTCATTTTGATCTTGGTAGTAAAGTATATCTCGTGGAGCAGTTAATAACGGTTGAGGTTCAAAATAGCCTTCGGCTGATTTATAATAATATCTTGACGCATTAGTCGTTCCGTATTGAATTTCAAATTTATTGAGATTAGGAACATCTAAAACTCTTGACAATACCATGTATGGTCTAGTTGGATCACTAGCATCAGTTGCATATTGAATTTTCCACACTCCATATCGTTGTGCTTGTGTAGTAATGTCTGTTGTTGAATCAAATACTCCAGAATCGTAGCCTGTTGTAGTTGAATCAAATCTATCTGTTACTCTCCAACCGCTAAATGCACTATCACTGTCTGTATTTTTGTTTAAAAATATAACAGTACGATTTTCTAGATCACTAATTGAATCAATCCCTGTGTGCTCTGCTAGAAATACATCAACATAGACATTATTAATTTGGTCAAACTTTAAATCTGTAGCTAGATCAACTGGACCTACATCAGTCATTGTGTAATAGTTATTTTGTGCTGTACTTAACGGAACATTAAATGTTACTGTACCATTGTCTTCACCGTTATTTGTTACACCAAGTATGTCACGACTTGAAATGTTTTCTTGACCAGGTATTACTCCTGTTATTCCAGGGTCGGTCTGTATCCAAAAAGGATTGTTATCTTGCTCTACTGCAAGAGTATAGTTTCCTCCTCTTACTACAGTAATTGTAGGATTATTTCCAGCTTGTCCAGTTAATGTATATCCGTCAACAGTTCTACCTACATCGTAGGAATCAGTAAGAGCTATTTCTGTAGCTTGGACATCTACAGGATCTGGTCCGCTTGGTAACCAATAGTATTGGCCAAAGTTAATAAACTTATCGTAATCAACAAATGGATCCCACGAATAGAATTCACTTGAGAATAGTCTATCATGTTTATTTGTTTTTGCACCACGTATATTAAGAGCATCTATTAGCCCTGGATATGTTGTTAGGTCTTTTGTTTTTGTAGTGTTTGGAATTTTATAAACTACTGATGGCTCAAGTTGATAGTTTGCTCTTGTTATATCAGGTTCAATTACATAACTATCTGACGAACTAACACCTGGGCCGTTCTTTTTGCCCACGTAACCTTCAACACGCTGAAGTTTGCTTGGTTGAACCAGTTGGTCCAATGTAGCTGATAAGAATTTTTTGTTGGTGTCTGTCCTGAATATCTCAGGTAGTAGGTCAACTGTGCGTGTTCTTGTTACCATTAAATTATTCCACTATTAGAAGCTGTTCTTAAAGCACTAGAAGTCAGTGCGTCGATGACTACAATATTATCTACTGAAGCCGCATTCACAAATATTTCATTTGGAGCTGATCTAATTTCGTATAAATCACCAAAGCTCTTTGCTGGGTCTTTTGGAACCAGTACTACTGAACTTACAATGTCACCTAACTCTGAATGCAAGTATGCTGATAATTCAGAGAAGTAAAACGTGTCTCCGAAGTCCCATTTATCTATTGTAAAGTATTCATTAAGTGACTCAACTACCCGTGATTTAATCTCACTTGTTGACACAACTGAATTTGCATATTTAATTACTTTAATGTCGCCTTGTAACTCTGTTGATGCCTTACTACCAAACAATGGTTTAAATGTTACAGAATTTAAAATTACATTATCACTAATCATCTTGTAATCTTGCAATGTAGCATACGCAATTGATAGTGCATCGATTGTTGGTGCTAACGGTTTAGCAACAGTAGATGTCGAATCTTTAATCCAGTTTTGATATTCTGTATAATATGAATTAGTTACTAGATACAGATCAATAATATTTGTAATTGCTGGATCAATCCTCTTGCTATTACTTGAATTATGTTTGTATTGGAAATATAAATCTTGTCTACCAGTGTTGATTATATAATCTGTTGTTTCAGCAAGCGTGTATGTTGTACCAACAACTGTTAGCTCATAAAACTTCTTATCTGTATACACATAAAACACTTGGCCAGTTAGATATTCTGTTTTAATTAACTCAATAGCTGTTAGTGTTGCGTATAAGATATTAACGGTTCCAGATGCAATTGGTACATATCTTTCTAAGTTATCAAAGTCAATAGTTTTTTGTAAGAATGTAACTTTAGTTGTTGCATTAGTAGATGGTGCAACTATGTCTGTAAATATGTCTGGATTATCTGCAATGTTATCACTATCGCTATCAGCATAACTCACTAACACTTTAAAGTTGTCAACAAAGCCATCTGTCTCTGTTGTTTGCCCGATAATGTCTAATTTAATGTCACCGGTCAATGATGCATTGCTATCAGGTTTGCTATTAATTTTAACTATATTAACAAAGTCATTTACTGTTCGGCCAGTCTTAGGATCGTATATCGCATCGCTTGAATCAAATATAAATCTATTTTCTTGAACTGATGCAAAATAATAATTTAATGTTCTATATTTAACAGTGTATGTTGTACCGTCCGTAGTGAACTGCACTAACCAACTTGCATCTTGTTGTAGCCTATTTGTATCCTTAGCATAGTCTGTTGAAAATTCTGCATCCTTATTTAAATTATCAGATGATATAATATACCAAGTTGCTGTTGCATTATCATAACCTAGACCAAAGTTCCTATACAGTTCAACCTGATCAATCATTAATATTTCTGTTGCTGAAGGAATATCTGTTACAAATTTTGGAATCACTTGTGTTGGTATTGCTCCGGTAGGTATGAAATCATTTAGGACTACTGGGCCACTACCATCAGCTAAATTACCGTCACCGAAGTTTGTTCCATCTAATGTCAAACTAGTTACTGTTACCCAAAGAACTAACTTCTCATTGGCACCTGTTGGTGTTCCTGCTTTTAATCTGTTATTTGTGTCAAAGAAGTAGCCTGATGGTGGTTCTATTTTAACTAGTCCACCTTGCTCAATGTGTCCAGTATTGCCTGTACTAATTGGGCCAACTGTAACTGGATTGCCTGCCGCATTCTTAAAGTAGCCCGAGCTAGAATTAGTTGATACTGTACTTTGTTGCCATAAAATGTCTGTTGACGTATAACTAGGTCTGTTAAATTTATCATTGTAGAAATGGACCATTGGTCTTGATTCAATAGTTGATTCTAGTTGATTAGTTATAACTGATGCAATATCATTTGTATCAACAAATGTAAATGTAAAGTTAGGTGTAGTATAGTCTCTATAGAACATACCGTCACTAGCAAAAGCATTAGTTGATGAATATTTGCCTGTAGGGTCTAATAAATCTAGCTGTCTATTAATACCAATACTTGATCGACCAAGTGCTTTAGATTTTAATATTGATGTAAATTGTGTGTATGGAAAGTTATTATAGTCTTCGCCATTGACCATTCTGTTCTGTGTATAGAATCTTGCTGGTGCACGTGTTTTAATATCATCAATTGAATCTCTTTGTTTAGCAGTAGTTACAGGTTGCTGTAATCCTAACACAAAACTTGCTGTTTCATTCCGTCCATTACGGCTAACATAAGGTATTGATATTGTAATATTTTGTAATTCATTTGGATTAATAATGTATTCTAAACCGTTTGACTGTCTTACATAAGTTCTATATGTGCCAACTGGGACCTTAGCAAATACACCATCACCAAATCGTAAATGAACTTGATCATTTATTCCAGCAGTTACTGAATATACAGTACGCTGTTGTCCGTTAGTCACTGGAGTAGCACCTACTCCGTATATACTTTCTACTTTGGTCCATTCTGTTAACGTGTTAGTGTTAGTAACTTCATACACCCATACGTCATTATTGTTAATGCCTTCAAGATTAATATCAACGGTTCTATTAGATATTCTTTCTGACAATACAAAGTCTTGACTTATTAGTGCGCCTTGTTTAAAGTAAAAGAAAAATCCTGTGTTTGCTGAACCGTAACCTAACTTGTCATTTCTATATAACATAGTCATTGAGCCATTTGGTTGAGGTGCTGGTTCATAAATGTAAGTTTTATTTGCTGACGTTGCTGACACAACCTCAAATGACATACCTGTGCCATCTACTGTTCCATCAAACGGAACTACAGGCAAAAAGCCTGATACAACATTTAATTCATATTCGTCTGTAGTTACACCTAATATATCTTGTGTATTTCCTGGCCGTCCCACTCTTTGACTGTCTGCTACAACAGCATTTACTATTGATGTAAGTTGTTCGTACCAGTCTGGATTTGTTGAATCATTCCAATTTACTCTGATGCCTGACAGATTAAACCCATTAACGTCAGTAACTGATTCTGTTGTTGACACTCCTAATACTTTTAAGTATCCCTGACCTGCTTCGTTACGCTTTGGACTATAGCCAACTAGGTTTGCTAGTTTAACTACTGAGTCTCTACGTTCTGCTGTGTCAATAAAGTTTTCGCGAGCATTTAAATCATTTCTAAATGCAAGACCTTGGCCCATAAAGGCCATTAAATCTAACAGTGCAATAAATTCACTTGACTCTGTATAGTCATTAAATGTTTCTGGATAATACAGTCGAAGATAATCGACGAAACTTTTTCGTAGGGTTTCAAAATCGTAACTCTGCAGATCAGCTTCACGGAAAGTCTTATACAGTCTTTTCCAATCCTCTGCTCCAAATATTGCTGTTTGTCTTGTAGTTTTAGCCATAGTAATCTCGTTGTTATCTAATATTTATCACTTTAAATAACTGCGTATATTATTATACTATGGAGGCTGATTGAGTTTCTTGATTGAAGAAAAGGCTTAGTCTTTGTTTTTCTGTTGTAGGAAGTACTGTAACAAATAGTTCTACCAGTACCCCATTTTGTTGTGGATATACCTGTAGATCATCTACTTTAACTCTAGGATCTTGTTCAACTGTTCTACGCATTTCATGTTCTAAATCTTTCATTGTTGAATCAGTTTGTGGTTCAAAGATTAATCCCCATACATTAGTACCGTAACTAGGGTTACCTAACTTCTCACCTTGTTTAATCAAGAGGCTATTCAGCACATCACGTTTAACTAGTTCGTAATCAACTAGTCTAAACTTTTTGCTGTTATCAATTGTAGAAAATCCAAAGTAGGTTGCCATGTTAGTATTTATTCACTTAATATTTA